CCTCGGGGCTCTTCAAGATGAGTCATTGTTCAAAGGTTTGTTGGTACGCCACACCGACATATCTCCCGAGGAACACATCGTTGCCGCTTCAGGTTCGGTGTTGTATGAGGCTTTCGCACGAGGTGAGGATTTCTACGATGATTTCCGCTACAAGCTTGGCTCCATCCTGGTGAAATACCGGTTGGATGCTACAGTTGATTGGCAGATGACATACGCAGAACGTGCGATTAAAAGATTGTCCTTACATGATGAGATGGTGGTCGAATATACGCCATCGGTAGAAGCTCGAGATTTACGGGGGCACTTACGGATTGACTTGCCCTGTCAGCCTTGCTTCGACGACGCGGCTCCTTTGGAGTCATCGCTATTCAGCGATAGGGCCAGCGTCCTAGATCCACTTGATGCATCTCCATATGAGGCCGTTCTGGAGATGTCATATCATAGTAGGCCTGCTACATCAAACAACACACAAACTACAAACACGATGGAGACAATCGGTCAGACAATGTTTCGGATCGATCGCCCAGACCATGTCGCTGACGATCATGCTGGATACGACATGTCTCGTGACTCGTCCGTCGTTCCGTCAATGCAGCTTAAAGATTGGTTTCAAAGGCCAATACAGATCGCTGATTATGAATGGGGCACGGGTCAGTTGTCGGACAATTTCAATCCATGGACCCTTTATTTGAACTCGGACACCATTAAGGAGAAATTGGCGGGTTATGCTTGGTTTCGCGGCACCCTCCATTTGAAAGTCGTGATCACTGGGCAACAGTTCGTATATGGGCGAGCTCTTTTTGGATATGATCCCTTTCCCGTTGCCAGTCGTAACAATCGCGTTTCGACCAACGACACGGGAGACAGTCTGCTAGTGTGGGGTCAATTATCCCAGCGCCAGCATCTTTGGTTGAACCCAACAACGAACACGGGTGGGGAGATGAAATTGCCATTCTTCTTTCCGCAGGATCTATGCCCTTTGAGACCGGTTTCCACGAATTCTCTTGGCACAATTTTTCTAGAGTCGGTGTCGAATTTGCGAACCGTGCGCGAGACTGCCCCTAGAGCCACAATTACGGTTTATGCTTGGATTCCTGATCTTGTGCTGGCTGGGCCGTCCACATCAGTGGTCATGGAGAGTGGTGATGCCGAGGAGGCCGAGCAGACAAAGCTCTCGTCAAAGTTGAAGACGATTGAGCGAATCTCATCGGTGCTTACAAGCATCCCCGTAATAGGGCCATACGCTACAGCTGCGTCAGTTTTCGCCAAACGCAGCGAGCTTGGCCTTGTACTACGGGTTTTCGCGACCTGAGTCCATTGGTGCCACTTCCAGATTTTGGTCTACCG